GACGCAATCGGTTCACGTGCGCTACCAGCTGCAGGTATGACAATCTCAGTACCTAAGATCACTACTTCAGGTACAGTTGCAGAAACAGCAGAAGCAGCAGCACCTTCAGAGACAGGTATTGTCAGCTCATACGTCAATTTGACTGTTAAAAAATACGCTGGCCTTCAAAGATACAGTTTAGAAATTCTAGAAAGATCTTCACCAGAATTCTTTGCAGCGATGATTGACAACATGACACGTGCCTATAACAAAGCAACAGATGCAGCAGTAATTGCAGCATTGACAGCAGGCGGAACACAAGCTACAGCAGTAGCAGCAGATTCAGCAGGAATTATTTCCTACGTATCAACACAAGCACCAGCTGCATACCTTGCAACAGGTGAGTTAGCAACTAAGTACATCGCTGGTACATCACAGTGGTCACTGCTATTAGGCGCAACCGATACAACTGGTCGCCCAATTTACAACGCTGCTAATCCAATGAACAATGCAGGAGTATCTGCACCAACTTCATTACGTGGTAATGTACTTGGTTTAGATCTATACGTAGATCCAAACGCAGTATCAACTACTATCGATGAGTCAGCATTTATCGTTGTACCTTCATCAGTATCAATTTACGAATCACCAATCCTTCGACTATCTGTAAATCAGCCAGCAACTGGCGAGATTGAGACAGCACTATATGGTTACATGGCCGTTGGTGTATTGGTCGCTGGTGGCGTTCGCCGCTTTAACCTAACGTAATAAGTTAGTCAATTTAGTAATCCTCTGGGGTTTAGTAGCCCTAGCCCCAGGGGAGTTTTTCTAGAAAGGAATCTATGGCCGCTGTAATGGTTACCCAAGCCGAGTTACGTACTAACCTTGGTATAGGTACTTTGTATAGTGATGCAACTGTAGAAGAATGCTGCCAATCGGCAGAAGATTTAATCTCTAGTTATTTATGGCATAACGATGCCCCAGTAGTGGCCTCATCTATTAGCAATAACGTAGCAACTTTAGTTTTATCAAACCCTGGCATATTTACTACAGGTCAATCAATAACAGTCTCTAATTGCGGTGCAACATATAATGGCACATACACATTAACAGGATCATTCCCGGGTACTACAGTGCCCGTTTCAATCGGCACAATGTTTTGGAGTACATACGCATTAAGTTCATACCCTAACGGCTACAGCTTTATTCAATACGCAAAGACAGCTGCGGATGACAACTTTCATTTTGTTAAACCATACGGCCGAGCCCTTGGCCCAGAGCATAAATCACAGGCTTACACTGCGACCCCTGCCATCAGAGAGGCTGCGATGATCGTAGCTGTAGACATCTGGCAAGCACGTCAAGTTAGCCAGACTGGTGGGGTAGGTATGGATGGGATCTCTGCAAGCCCATATCGGATGGGTTATCAGCTGATCAACAGAGTGCGTGGTCTCATCCAGCCGTATTCAAGTCCTAATTCACTGGTCGGCTAATGGCTGCAATAAGCACCCTACGTGGCACGCTAGCAACCGCTTTAGGAAACCCTGGAGTTTGGTCTACCTTTAGTTTTCCACCTGCAACTCTACTTGCTAACAGCGTGGTCGTAACGCCTAGCGATCCCTATATTGTGCCTAGCAATAACAGCCAGACAAGCATCGCACCTCTGGCTAATTTTAAAATTTTAATAACTACACCTGCATTTGACAATCAAGGCAACTTGCTAGGTATGGAAAACTTTATTGTGGCAGTCGTAACTAAACTAGCGGCATCAACCCTGGTTTACAACATATCAAGTGTCTCCGCTCCAGCTATAACTAATGCAGCTAGTGGAGATTTATTAACATCAGAAATAACTGTATCAATCCTAACGAGCTGGAGTTAAAATGAGTACACACGAAGAAGACTTAGCCTTCTTAAAAAAGACAGGCCAAATTCAAGACGCACCAAAACCAACTGCACAAACAAAGAAAGATGAGGAATAACAATGGCAATCTATTTAAATAATAACGTTGGTGTTAAGTTGGCTACCGCTGCTGCACCTACTGTACCTTCAATCGACATTAGCTCATACGTAACTAATGCCGTAATCAACCAGATCGTAGATGAACTAGAAGTAACCGCTATGGGCGATACCGCACATAAGTTTGTTGCGGGTCTACAATCAGCAACATTCTCTGTTGACTTTATCAATGACTGGGCAGCTAGCCAAGTAATGACAACATTAAACGCAGCCTTTGGGCAAACTCTGTCAGTATCTGCAATTACTGTAAAAGGCACTGCCGTATCAGCTACAAACCCAACTTACCAATTCTCAATCTTGGTAAATAACCTGACCCCAATCGGTCAAGGTGGCGTGGCTGAGGTTGCAACATCAAGTCTGTCCTTTACAGTAAACTCCGCAGTAACAGTGTCATCATCGGTGGCATTTTAACTAAGGAGTAACAATGGCAAAGTTAAAGATTACAAGGGCTAATGGCGAAATTTCAGAGCACAAAATAACGCCAGGAATTGAGTACAACTTTGAAACCAAATATGGCTCAGGTATTAGCAAAATATTAAGAGAGCACGAGCGTCAGACGGAAATTTTCTACCTTGCGTATGAATGTTTACGCAGGGCTGGCGCTCAAATACCTTTATGGGGATCAGAGTTTATTGACACTCTTGAAACTGTCGAGGTATTAGACGAAGAAAAAAAATAACTGAGCGGAATTCTATTGTTTACACTATTGCGCAATTAGCAGTAGAGACTGGAATACCGCCTAGAGAGTTTATTGATATGGATACCGAAATGTATCTAGCGATAATCCAGGTATTGACAGATAGAGCTAAGGAGATCAAAAATGCCAGTCGTGGTAAACGGCGTTAAGCAACTCCAGAAGGCTATGCGAGAGGTCGAGCCTGAACTCAATAAACAAATGTCTAAAGATATTAAGACTGCGATGCTTATCGTCCGAGATAAAGCACGTGGTTATTTACCGCAACAAAACGAAGTTTTAAGCGGCTGGGGTAAAGGCACTGCATCAGCTGACACAATCAAATATAGGGCATTCCCAGCTTATGATTATTCTCTAGCTAAAAGTCTTATTAAGTATAACGCTGGCACAAACAGTCGCAATCGATCAGGTTATAGAGCTGCATTCTACGTGGCAAACATATCAGCACCAGGCGCAATCTTTGAAACTGCTGGTCGCAAGAATCGCCGTGGAGCATCTAATTCAGAAAGCCTTAATCCTAATGCTGGCATACAGTTTATAGAATCTGCCGAATCTATTAGCCAGATGAAAGGCGAGAACAAACAAAAAGGTCGTTTAATTTATAGGGCCTGGTTTGAAGAATCCGCCAAGGTTATCCCAGCCGTGGTTAAGGCTATTAACACAGTAGCCACAGACTTTAACATTAAAACACGATTAGGTAAGGCAGCATAGTGGCTAATTTAATTGTCAGCGCAGTCAGCACCTTTGATAATAAAGGACTTAAAAAAGGCCAAAAAGAAATTGGTGCCTTTGATAAACAAGTAAACAAATTAGGTAAAACATTTGCGGGAGTCTTTGGCGCTGCAGCAATACTCAACTACAGTAAAAAAGCCATTAGTGCTTTTATGGCTGATGAGAAGGCTGCTAAATCTTTAGAATTACAGCTAAAAAATACTGGATATGCTTTTAGTTCACCAGCAGTCGAAGACTACATTGGGAAATTACAGAAGACTACAGGCGTGCTTGATGATGAATTACGCCCATCATTCCAAAGACTATTAACAGTTACGAAGTCTATTACTCAAAGCCAAGACGCTTTAGCACTGGCATTGGATTTGAGCGCAGCTGGCTATGGATCAGTTGAACAAATCAGCGCTAGTTTAGCGAAAGCGTACTCTGGTCAAACTACAGCATTAGGCAGACTAGGAACTGGATTAAGTAAGGCGACATTAGCAACTGGCAATATGGAAAAGATTATGGCCGAATTGCAACAGAAGTTTGCAGGCCAAGCAGCAGCTAGATTAACTACTTATGCTGGCAAAATGGATCTGCTAAAAGTAGCATCCGAAAATGTTAAAGAAGAAATAGGTAAAGGAATATTAGGCGCATTAGACGCACTGGGCAAAGACACCAGCATTGAAGACACTACAGCTAATATGGAGAATTTTGGCAAAGCCACTGGCGATGCTATTACTGGTGTAGGAGTTTTAATTGCTGAGTTACAAAAAATACCTGGATCAAAGAGAGTAACCGATGTTTTATTTGGCACCAACATATTTGGTTTGTTAGGCAAACTGGCAGAAGAAGATGCAAAAAGCAAAGCAGGTACTAAACCAAATTTAGAAGCTAGATCATCTAGCCGTGTTTATGGACAGCAATTACGCTTAGAAAATAAAATTATTAAAGAAAGCAACAAGGCTAGAGCAGATGAGTTGGCAAAATTAAAGGCTAAGTCTGAAGTAGATAAACTGAAAGATAAGTTTGATCTAGAGCGCATAGGATTAACGTTGGCGCTCAATCAGGCAACCGATGAAGAGACTAAATTACGTTTAAGAGCGCAACTAGCAATCCTAGATAATAACGAGGCGTTGGCTAAAAAATTAAATGCTGAACTAGGCGCTAAAGCATCTATTGATGCCCTAGCCACAGCTGCGGGTATGGCCGCTAGTGCGCTTACAAATTTTGGCCCTGCTTTGTTCAACGCTTTAGGTGAGATGACTGCTAGAGGCCGTAATCAAATAGCACCAGATGAGTTTGCTAGATTGCCACAAGGTGCAACTAATCAACAGGCCGTTGCCGCTGCAACTAATCAACAAACTACAGCCACAGTAGTTGTAAACGCAGGAACCATAGTTACCGATCAACAATTAGAAGCTGTTATCCAGAAGAACGTATTGCAGTTATTAAAGTCAGGCAATAAATTATTACCAGCAGGAGCGCTGACTAACTAATGGCTGTACCAACAATCAATGCAATAATTAACTTTTCTACTGGCCCTAGTTTTGCCCAGGCCATGATTTTAGATACAGGCGTATTAGACACAAACATTTTGGCAGATTCAACAGCCGTTATTGTTGATGTTTCAGATCAAATTAACAGCATTCAAACTGCTAGAGGTCGTAACGCTTTAGTAGATCAATTCCAGACTGGCACACTGACTTTGCGTATAGTCGATCAAAACGGAAATTTCAACCCTACAAACCCTGCCAGTCCTTATTACACATACCTAACGCCTATGAAGAAAGTACAAATATCTGCTACATATAGTGGCACAACCTATTCACTATTTTCAGGTTTTATTACAAGCTATGTAAACACCCAACCTAAAGATGCTACCGAGGTTGCTTATACAACTATACAAGCTGTAGATGCTTTTAGGCTTGCCCAGAATGCTCAGGTATCTACAATTACAGGTGCTACCGCTGGCGATTTATCAGGCACAAGAATCAACCAGATATTAGATGAAATTGACTGGCCAGCAACCATGCGTGATGTTGATGCAGGCTTGACTACTTTACAGGCAGATCCAGGCACTGCACGCACATCCCTAGATGCCATGCAAACAGTCACCGAAAGCGAATATGGCGCTTTATATGTAGATACCGATGGCTCGTTTGTATTTCAAGACCGATCAGTTACCGCTGGATCGATTGGCGGCACTGTCACAACTTTTAATGATGATGGCACAGGTATCTCATACGCCAATGCTGTATGGAAATTAGACGATACGCTGATATTCAATTCAGCCCAAGTTAGCCGTGCAGGTGGATCACCACAGACTGCTATCAATCAAGCATCGATTGATAAATACTTTATTCACTCATACAACCTGCAAAACCTGCTTATGCAAACCGATGCCGTAGCCTTAGATTATGCCCAGGCTTATGTCGCTAGCCGTGCCGAGACACAGGTTAGGTGCGATGGCATTGAACTGGATCTATACACGCCTAATTACAATTCAGGAATTATCGCAGCTTTAGACCTAGATTTCTTTGATCCAATTAGAATTGTGACTACTCAGCCAGGCGGATCTACTTTGGACCGAACTTTGCAGATATTTGGCGTGGCTACAACAATCACACCAAACAGCTTTAGGGTCTTCTTTACGACTTTAGAACCCGTAATTGATGCCCTGATTCTAGATAACAACATCTATGGCACTTTAGACTATAATGTGCTCAGTTACTAAGGAGTAAAATGGCAAAACAAACGTTTACCACTGGGCAGGTACTTACAGCTGCACAGATGACAAGTCTGCAACAAACTGCTATGGGTGGTGGATCTGCTACGGCTAAGACAGCTAGTTATACATTAGTTGCTGCTGATGCAGGTACAACTGTAATAATGAATAGCGCAAGCGCAACAACAGTTACAGTAAATACATCTTTATTTTCTGCAGGCGATACAGTTTATATTTCAAACATAGGTGCTGGAGTTTCTACTATCACCGCAGGCACAGCTACAGTAAATACATCAGCTTCTTTAGCTTTAGCACAATATGAAGGCGGTACATTATATTTTACTTCTGCTTCTGCTGCTTTATTCTTCAAATCTGCAGGTGCAGCTGCTGGTGGTGGCAAAATTTTACAGGTTGTTCAAGCCACTTATGCAACATCAACTACCAGTTCATCAACAAGTTATGCTGATACAGGATTATCGGCTTCAATTACTCCAAGCGCAGCTTCAAGTAGGATTTTAGTTATGGTAAATCAACCAAGTTTAAAAGATGTTGGAAACGCAAGCAATGGAGTAAATTTAAGAATAATGCGTGGTGCAACAGTTATTTTAACTCAAACATATACCTTATATACAGCAACAAATTTGGCGCTTTTTGGAATAGTCAGTTTTAATTTTGTGGACAGTCCAAGCACAACTTCCGCATTGACATACAAAACACAATTTGCAAATACAAATGCTTCTGCTCAAGTAGAAGTTCAACACAACAGCAATACAAGTATTCTTACTTTAATGGAAATTGGAGCATAATATGGCAACAGGTAAAGAAGTTTTATCAATGCTTTTACCTAATGGCGGTTGGGTAATTACTGCAGATGATTATGAGAGTATTAAATTTTTAGAATGTGAGCCAATAACTAAAAAACAATTTGAAGCAGGATTTTCAAAATATGATGCTTGGAAAACTGCACAAGATGTTGACAGAGCAACAGCAAAAACAACAGCACAGGCAAAACTTGAAGCACTTGGTTTAACTGTTGAGGATTTACAAGCTCTAGGTTTGTAATGCAACCGAAGTTATGTGCAGCTGGTGTGCAGTTAAGAGATCAAGTTGATACGTGGTTTCCGGATAGGGATGTTAAAAGTCCAGAAGGATGGCTGGGCGATAGTAGGCATGCCGCCAGAAAATCGGATCATAATCCAGACCAATTTGGGTGGGTCAGAGGTCTTGATCTTAATGCTCGGTTACAGTCATCCGACAGCCTCGCACCTTATCTGGCTGACCAGATCAGAATCGCAGCCAAACAAGATAAACGCCTATCATACGTCATCTATAACGGGAGAATATGCTCAAAGATATTAAATTGGAAATGGCGTAAGTACAAAGGTATCAATCCGCACAAGCGTCATATCCATATCAGCTTTACAACACTAGGCGATCTAAATGGCACAGCGTTTGACATACCACTAATAGGGGGAAAAATTGGCTAATACATATAACATACTTATAGATCAAGGTGCAACATATACCTTGGCTTTAAGTTACAAGGACAGCGCTGGTACAGCAATAAACTTGACCGGTTATACAGCTGCTATGCAATTAAGAAAAACAGTAGGATCAGCAACTGCTAGTTTATCTTTGACTTCTTCATCTGGTATTGTAATAACAGGTGCAACAGGATTGTTAAACATAACCATTACAGCTACGCAATCACGAGATTTAGTACCCGATCTTTATGTTTACGACCTAGAGATAACTTCAGGTGCCGGCGTTGTTACTCGCTTGATTGAAGGATCTGCAGTTGTATCAGCTGAGGTTACTAGATGAGTGATGATACTTTAACAATTACTGAGGTAGTAAATTCCGTAACAGTTACGCCTGTAAATAATACAGTTACTGTGTCAGAAGTAGGCACGCAGGGTCCAGCAGGTACAAACGGCACGAATGGCACTAATGGAACTAATGGAACTAATGGAACTAATGGCGCTACAGGGGCTACTGGTGCGACAGGTCCTACGGGTGCGACCGGTGCGACCGGTGCGACCGGTGCAACGGGTGCAGGAGTAGCAGTTGGTGGAACTGTTGGTCAGGCATTAACTAAAATTAACAGCACTGATTACAACACACAATGGACAACGATTCCGTTGCTTACAACCGCAAACACTTTTAGTGGTGGGGTGCAACAGATGATAACTGCCAGCGCAGCAACTGTTGGGTTAATTGTCAAAGCAACAGCATCCCAAAGCGCTAACTTACAACAATGGCAGGACAGCACTGGTTCAGTCAAAGCCAGTATTGCCAATAATGGTGATTTAACAAACAATGGTGTGTTCACAGTTTATGGTCGTTTTGGTGGTTCAGGATTTGTTGATGGAGCTTCGTTAAGAGTGAACGCTTATTCAACTTCCGTAGTTACCGCAGTTATCAAAGCTTTATCCTCGCAGACATCTAATCTTCAAGAATGGCAAAACTCGTCAAGCACAGTCCTTACAGCCATTACGCCATCTGGCACAATTAACTTTGCATCTGGTAACACTTCATCAACGGCAACGGCTGGAGCGATCACCGCCCCTGTTTTAGTTAGTGGTTATATAACCATGCAAGTTGCTGGCACAACTGTCAAGGTTCCATACTACGAAAGCTAGGAGATAACATGAAAATAAGTAAGAAGCAAAAAGCAATACTTAAATCATACTTTAGAGGTGTGCTTGTATCGCTACTAACATTCTTAGCAAGTAATGAATTGGGATTGGATCCTGCCGTGTCTGTAATTGTTGCAGCGCTAGCAGGTCCAGCAGCTAGGGCTTTAGATAAATCCGACAGTGCTTATGGCATCGGTGCCGATGAAGCATGACACCTACAGAGTGGGCTGGCTTTGGCGCTGGCGTTTGCGCCGTGCTAACAGGCGGGCTAGTCGGATTACGTTTTCTAGTTAAAGGCTGGCTGAATGAGTTGCGCCCGAATTCTGGCAGCAGTATCAAAGACGCCGTTGATCGAATCGACCAAAGAAGTTCACGATTAGAACAGCGTGTCGATGATCTCTTTGTTTTAATTAGTAAGTCATAATTTTAATATGGCTACCAAGCGTAAACCTAAGAAGAAGATAGCACGTAGGCGCAGGACTACTAAAGAACCTGTACTTACAAAGTTAGATTTCTGGGCTATAGCAGCTAATGAGGTTTATATGGCCTGTCGTAAGTCAGGCATGGATGAAGGCACAGCCCTAGCGTTTGCGATGGATAGGTCGAGTTATCCAGATTGGATTGTAGATATAAAAGATCCTATTAAGAATCCACTTGATGATTTTGAAGAGGATGAAGATTAAGCCGCAGAGATACTTAGTCGTATCAGATTTACAGGTGCCTTTCCATCACGTTGCAGCTGTGAAGAATGTAATCAAATTAGCACGTAGGGAGAAGTTTGATAGTGTATTGGTGGTCGGGGATGAGATTGATTTTCAGACCATTAGTCGATGGAGTGAAAACACACCTTTGGCTTACGAACAAACTATTCACGCTGATCGTGAGCTTACTAAAGAAATACTTTGGGATCTCAGCGAGTACAGCAGCCAATGTATTATTCAGCGCAGTAATCATACTGATCGCTTATATAACACTTTATTAAAAGTACCTGGCTTAATCAGTTTGCCAGAGCTGCAATACCCTAAGTTTATGGGGTTTGCTGAAATGGGCATGACCTACAGTAAAGAGCCATATCAAATACCTGGTACTAATTGGTTCATGGCCCATGGCGATGAAGGCAATATCAGCCAGCATGCGGGCATTACGGCGATCAACCTTAGTAAAAAATGGGGCGTTTCAACAATTATTGGGCACACCCACAGGCTTGGCATGAGTAGTGTCTCAGAAGCCGTAGGAAGCCGATACAGGGCTTTACATGGCATAGAGGTAGGTAATCTTATGGATAGAAAAAAAGCCTCTTATTTGAAGCATTCTAGCGCAAATTGGCAGAATGGCGTGGTACTGTTAGAGGTGGTAGGAAAGACAGTAACACCCACGTTGGTGCCGATTGATCCTAAGGATGGCTCATTTACAGCATTGGGCAGGTATTACGGGTAACATCGTTACCTAATCGTTATACAAACTACGCCCTAAATAATCCACAGAGTCGTACACGGGTGCAACACTATGCCTGTACCGCAAAGTTTGCGGACAGTTAGGGCTATATGGTTACAGTAGATATATTTTATGCAGTGTGTTATGGGATGCTTGGTTTATTAGGCATCAGCTGGTATATACACGTTAATAAAGAAAATGCAGAAGCACGTTATTATTACTTAGGTCGCCGTGATGGTTGGAATATGCATCGCCGTATGATCGAGAACAAAGTTAAAACCGATGAGGTGTTTGACTATGACAAGCAGAACTGAGTTTTTGGATGAAATCGCAACAATCCTCACAGCTAGAGGATCGGTTTACGGAAGCAGTCAAAGTAATCACGAGCGAATCTCAGAATTGTGGTCTGCTTACTATGGAGATTACATATCGCCAATGCAGGTCAGCATCATGCAATTGCTCGTTAAAGTCAGCAGACTTGCCGAAACTGCAAATCACCAAGATAGTGTTAAAGACATCATTGGTTACGCAATCATCTATAAAGAATTGCACGACCATTATGACAAAGAGTTTGGATTAGATGATGGCATTTAATTTAGCAGATTACGAAACAGTCGAAAGCCGACTAGAAAAGTTTTGGAAGGAGTATCCAGATGGAAGATTATCAACAAAGATTGAGCAGGCCACAGACACTAGATACATTATTAGTGCTCAATTATTTAAGACGGAAGCCGATGCACAGCCGTGGGCGACTGGGCTTGCTAGTGAGAGCGTGTCTGATCGGGGTGTCAATTCAACTTCTGCACTGGAGAATGCAGAGACTTCAGCAATCGGCAGAGCGCTTGCAAACGCAGGTTATGCAGCTAAGGGCAAAAGGGCTAGCCGAGAAGAAATGACAAAGGTTGCAAGTTATTCGCCACCAGGCACAAGGGCTAGAGCTGTAGAGGATGTGTTACGTCAATCATTCGCAGAAAATAAAAAAGAACCAACAGTGTGGTCAGTAAGCGATGCCGTAGAAGCAATACCACTGCCACCTAAACAACAAGAATGCAAACACGGGCCAATGATTCTTAAAGAAGGCACGGCAAAAACAGGTCGGCCATTCTTTGGTTATGTTTGCAGCGCACCGAAAGATCAACAATGTGATGCCCGCTGGCACAAACTCACAGCTGCGGGATCTTGGTATTGGGATGGGGGTGAGTAAATGGGATATGTAGAGATTCTCAGAGGCGGGCCTTACCTGGAGCGCATAGAGAACGACCAGGTAAAGTTTTTACCATCTAGTGATGTTTGTGTAGCTTGTAATGATGACAGGCTGATACATTCTGGTAATTTCTTAGTTTGTACTCAGTGCCACTGTAGGCAATAAGGATATTACCATGATGCACCCACAATTCAAATGTAATGGATGTAAACGTAAGACCGAGTTCCTATGGCTCGATCAGTTGGATATGCCAGAAGGATTCAAGGCGTATCAGTGCATGGATTGTGGCGCTGTTGGGGTCAAGAATATTGCAGAAGCAATAGGTTTACCTGACAGTAGTGTAGCAAGATGCACGCAGTGTGGTAGTTGGCAATTCCTAGGTACTGACTGCCACACCTGTGCTTTGATTGGAGCAAAGTAATGCCCACATATGAATACAGCTGTAATGAATGCGGCACTTATGGATCAGTACATAAATCTTATGATGATGAGGTTGGGCCAATGTCTTGCCCTAAATGTAATTTACAAATGAGCAGGCTATATAGCGCACCTGGATTAATATTTAAAGGTGGTGGATGGGGTGGCCAAAAATGAGCGAATCTACAGATATAAATTGGGCTTATCAAAACAAGCTGCGTGAGCAGTGG